GCCCTAGCTGCTGGCCCTGCGAGCGCTGCAACAATTACAGACACCGCTGGGTCTAGTCCTAACTCATTACTGGCTAGAAATGTTAAGAATGATACTAATACGCCGCGTGCGTAGGATTTCAGTATCGCCTTCTGCTTCTTGCTTATCTTCATATTTTGCCTCCCAGTAGTGGTATATCAAACGGCCTAGAGTCTTTATCGCCTAACTTTGTAAAACTAATATGGATGTGCTTCGTATGTTTGTTATAGCCCTTGTACCTGCGCCATTTAAAGTTAAGTATCTTGCTAGCAATCATGCCGTTGTGTATTACGTAAGAAATGCGTTTATCGGTCTTGCCGCATAATCTGATCTGGTCAGCCAAATATACTGAGATCCCCTCGGATGTATCCAAGCGAGAATCAACATCAATGGCTCGTACACACCCACTTGCGTCTGGATTATGATCCGATTTTCTGGCGGCATGACGAGCATCGCCCAACCATCCGCTATTGGAAGTGCGACGATCTGGGTACCAGGTATCAATCTGATCTCTTAACTGTGTACCAGCTGCACAAAGCCAAGGCTTCATTTACTGGTTATAAACCTAGAGCGCGAAGATCATCGGTAGTTAAACCAAGAGCAGCTAATTTACCTTCGGCAGTTGCCTTGGCAGTTGCTTTTCTTGATTCTGCTTGTGATTCATCTGCTTTAATTTCTTTAATGGCAGCATCTATTTCTTTCTGTGTAGGTGCTTCGCCATCTAAAACATCCCATTTGATAGTTGAATAATCATCATCTGTAAATGAGAACTCGGCAGTTGGTTGTAATTTTCTAATCGCTTTAATTAAATAACTCATTATGCACCTATTTCCATAAGAATAATTGTTGAAACATTTGAACCATCTTGAAATCTTACTGCGCCAGAACCGCTGCTGTATAAACTACGACCTTGTGTTTTGTAAGTAGTTGCTGAAGTAGTTGCTGGACTGTCTAAATAATTAAGACTCTGAAAATGACTAAAAGTCCAAGTTTCATTATTTGCTGGACTTACCATCGCTAAATATAATGAAGAGTTGCTAGTTGGTGCTGCTGAATAAACAGTGGTTGCACCTCTTAGCAGTCTTATTGCGCCACCTAATTCAATACTAACTGCACCACGTTCGGCTTGAAAACTTTGACTAATTAAAACTAAAACTTTACTAGTTGCTGCACTTGGGGTAATTGTTGCGCTTAGCGTAGTGTCAGCATAAGTAGTAGAAGCCACTGAGGTTGAAGTGTTGCTGCTACCATAAACAACCTGCAAAACTTTTCCACCACCACCACCAGCGGCAACCCAAGCAGAACCATCGTAATATTCAGTGCTGTTGGTATCTTTCAAAAAAGAATAATTACCTTCCTGTGGAGAAGTTACAGCTGCAGATCTAGCAGTGGCATTGGCAAACACCCAGATACCTTGCATTAAATAGCCATCTACATCGGCGGCGGTCAATACCTCGCCTGTAGTGAAGTCCTTAAATCCTAATCCTGCTGCCATCTTTACTCCTTAATAACTGAGGACATTATAGTCTAAAGTCCCATAAATCGTATCATTTAGGATAAATGCGTCGATAACGGGTTCTAGTGTTGTAAAAGTAGTGCGCCAACTATTCGGTGTTATATTCATACGTACACCGAAAATCTGAAGTGTTTTCTCTAAGGTAGATCCGCCAGGCTGGGTAGTGATTACCTTTATGGGATCGAAGAAGTCTAAGTCTAAGGCTGCAATGATGCCCGTGTTATAATTGGCGGTGTATAGGTCAAGCACTATCGAGTCCACGCGAATGCTGGTTTCTGCTCGGCTAGCGACATAAGCCTGGGCGTAATCCAGTGCTACCGCGTCGCTCTGCATAAGTAGGTTGTCTAAGAAGTAGCTGTGTAGGAAGTATTTGTCAATGCTTGCTTGATTTAGGGCTACTTGGGCGCTACCGCCTGACCTCGTGATTGTGGCTTTATTAAATATAAGCACGTCGTTTAGAATCCAGCTAGCATCAAAATAGGTTATACCCGTGCCGTTATCTGCAAAGATTGTGGGTGTTCCACCAATAGATCCGGCGGTTACCGCTCTGTCCTGGAATACAAAGGAGCCAGCGGCGTCTACGTATAAAGCGCCGTATTCTGACGTGGCGACGGTAGTTAAGGCTGCTAAGGCTGTTCTGTTGGTGCCAGGATCGTTCTGGAGCGTAGTCAACCCTGCGTCTACGTCACGCATTGTTGCTGGCCAATCTATCTCGTCGAGAATCTGATTAACACGGGTTCCACTTAGATTTCCAGCGCTAGCGCCTGCAACTGTACTGATCTGGGCTACCTGGGCCAATCTAAACGCATCAACTGCTTGGATAGTAGTAATGGCTACAGTGTCATCGGATTCGCCTGGGTAAGTAGTTACATAGCTTGTAATAAAGCCCGAGAATATAGGATAAGTAACACTTCCATAGGTAGCAGTAATCTGCACCTTCTTCATAGGCGTTAATAAATTATAATACGGTCCGCTGACGTTCTGGGGATTGAAGTCGCCATTCTGATCGACAATACGTAAAGTTAATGCGCCTGTTTGGAATTGATCGGATAGGGCAGTACGGCCTCGGTTGGTTTCAATGCGATTGATTTTATTTGATACGTCTACAATTACCGCTGCTGAATCTGCTAATACGTTTGTGTCTAATATACCTGTTCCTAATATAAGGGCCTGGGCAAAACTAGGCCCAGTGCTAAAGTTAATTACAGCATTTATTACTGGTACGGTCATCCTGGTAATCCACCAGCAGGGGTAGTGCTGAAACCAGTACGCCCAGCAACTTGAATGCTCTCGGCTACTAGTTGTGCAAACTTATCGCCAGACGGTGAGTCAATTCTTACGTTAACATCTACGGATCTATTGCCAGATTCTCTTGCTCTTTCCGTGGCTATTTGTGACACGTTCATGCCTGCGTAACCAGCGGTGCCTACTAACTGGGTTGCTAAGTCTTGGAAGTATGCGGCTGGTAATGAAATAGAGCCAGAAGGTCCGCCTGTAGTTGTGGTTGAAGGCAAGCCAAACTCTGCATTAATTTTTTCTATTTGAGCATTAATTCTATTTATCAAAGACCTTACCTGGATTAAAGCAAACTCAGTTATACTTTTACCAGCCGCTGCGGCTTGCTCTGCTAACTTCTTTAATGCTTCGGCTGCTTCCATCTCGGCTAATAACTTCTTAGCCAAAGCCTCGTTACCGTCTAAGATTGCTAGCTGTGCCTTCAGGCGCAACTTAGTCTCTTCATCGGTGGCGCTGTTTAGGGCTGCTGCTAGGCCGATGCGCTCTAGGTCAAACTTCTTCTTTAATTCTTCCAGGTTCTTATTTTCAATCGCATTCTTCTTTGTAATTATGTCGTACTCGTCTTTACGGGCCTTAAGAAGAGCTTTAGCAACACGGGCATCTGGTATGCCTGAATAGCCGCCTACGTTTGGCTTGGCAGTAGGATTACTCTTGCCTATATCGTAACCAATTAAGGCTAACGCCCCTCCTATAATTAATTTCTTAGATCCAAATACAAGGAAGGCTAATGCGCCTAACAGTTTACCAACATCGCTATCTGCAAACTTTTTAACTTCGCCTACTAATAAACCTAAGCCTCTAACTGTATCGGCAATAGCCAGGGCAAAGTTCTCCATAGAACTGGTCGCTTCATCTATTGAATTATCTTTAGCCAGGGCGCTTAAAGCGTCTATTAAGCCTTTACCTATAATCTCTGTGGCATTGGCAGCCCCTGCCTTTAGTAAATCCATCTTGCCAGCGTAGGTTTCTAATCTTGCTAGTGCTTGGCCTTTAAACTTGGCATCAAGGGCAGCCATGATTTTATTCATGTCACCAGTGGCTATGGTTGCTTTATCTAAACCTGTACCCAGTCTTGCTATTGATGTCGTAGAACCTGCCGCGCCTTTTGCTATTGCTGCTACGACTGTGCCTAAATCTTTACCAGTGCCAGCACTGACATTTAGTGCGGTTTCTAAAGCCTTTTGACTAAGAGTAACCGAGCCTGTCGCGTTTAATAAAGTCTGGAAGGCTGGGCGGAGTTGGTCGTCGAGTACACCGTATAACTTTTGTAGGCCTGCAATATAGGTTTCTACTTCGGCTATCCTGAATGCGTTACCTGTATTCTCTAACTGCACAGCTAATGATTTAGCGGCCTTCTCATCGGCTGCAAAGGCGTTAATGGCCTTCTTAGAAAACGCTAATAATTGGTAGGCACCAAATACGCCTGCAAAGGTTTTGCCTAAACTCTTAACTGATTTATCAAAGGCAGATATATCTTTCTGACCCTTTTTTAATGCTTTACCATTCCAGGTTGCTAAGGCGGATACGACTACATTGGCCACTATGCCACCTTCTTAACTTCTGTAGCCTTATTAAATCTTATGGCTGTGGCGTTTATCGCCTGTACAATTGCGTCATAAACCTTGAGACTGTCTTGCGCCCAAGCTTTATAAATCAAGCGACCTTGAGTTTTACGACCAGCACCTCTAATATCTTTAATCTTTGGTTGTTTAGTTACTGGTTCCAATGCAGCTACGAATTGCTGGCTAGCAAATGCATTGTTAGATTTGTATTCTTGAAGGGCTTTACTTCTAGCAGACTTTCTAACATAAGTTCCGCTGCCTTCCTGCTTAAATGTAAATGGTGCACGGCCTTGTGGGTTTAGACGGCCTGCTACTTCGTAGATTGACCCAGGTCTGCTTGCGTTGTAAACATAGTTGCTTACTTTAAATCCGTTTCTGAATGTTTTATTTTCCCCTGGGTTATACCCAATACCAGCCTTAACTACGGCAGCATCGTACTTTGGGAAGGTGCCAGGGTTTCCAGATGCTTTAGCCCAGCCAGATAAAACATCACCGTTGCCTGGTACAAATCCCTGCGCCTTAGCTGCTACGCCTCGCATTAAAGGATCAATAGCAGCCCTAATACGAGTGCGCATGTCTTCATCTATAAACTCTAGGCCTTGTAGGACATCTTTAACGCCTACCGCGTTTACTGGCATTTTTGATCTCCTTAGCTCTATCGCTTAGTACCTGCACGATTGCGCGTAGCATTTCTGGGTCCATGTTAATGAACTCACTAGGCGCGATCCCAGTCTCTACACTTAAAGCAGCCACCGTATAGAGAATGGAGTCACGCTGTACTATTTTTTTTCGTCGTCTAATACCTCGACAGTTTCTAAACTGTCTATAAACTCAGCGCCAAATATAGGCACTGTAATGTTAGCCCTACGCAAGCACTCATGCGCCAAGAAGTAAATCTCGGTCTGCCTTTCGTGATCGCGTAGGACTTTACTAATACCTGCTTGATACTTTAACTCGAAAGCGTACTCGACACCTGGCGTGATCTTATGTTCTGTGACTTCGCCATTAGCCCTTGTTATCTTTAGCTTTGCCATTATTGCTCCTTAGTTATGGTGTTACGTCTACTACTATAACTGAATTACATGTAAATGTAATGCTTTGAGTTGACATGTCGCCAACAGATCCGTTTAGGTCCTGTGTATTATTAACCAGTACTGTGGTTTGGTACTCAGGGTTAGTAGCGCTAATAACTGCGTTTGAACGCTTGATTACTAGTGGCACTGTTGTACCCCATGCTGCTGCAAGTGTCGCAGTAACTGCGTTAGCACCTGACGCTGCTGTATCGTTGAGCAGTTCCAATGTTATTGTCGATGATTCCAGTCCCTTTGTAAATTTGTGGTTGGAGTCTCCCATTGCTGTTACTTCTAGTTCATCAAAGCTGCGGTTAATTGTGACACCTGTAACTACGCCTGAAATGTCGACGCTGTTAAGGGTAACAACCGCACCATTGCTTAGAAATACGGCCATTATTCTTCCTCTTCTTTCTTTAGAGCAGGTTTCTTAACCGCTGCTGGTGGTTCGGTAATCTGGCCGATTCTAGCCAGAAATCTAAGGTCTTCTTCGGTGAATCCTTTGTAGCTCATGTTAACTCCAACTCGTGAGGATTGATACAGTGATCTCAGAAACCAAAAGATCGCCACTTGCTGCGGCAATCATCGCTGGCGCTGAAATACTAGAGATGTTCATTTGGTAAGTAGCAGCAGCTAGTTTTGTAACTACTGCTAAAATATAATCTTCCATGCCAGCCAAGTTGCCTTGGTTATCTAGCGCTGGCTTTGTGATCAGCACTTTAAAGTTTGCTAATGGATTGACGCTTATCTCATCGTTGTTAGACGGCACAATGTAAGGATCGCCAGGTGTAATAACGACGCTGTTGGCCAGCAATGTTGGTGGTGGAAAACTAAACACTGACCATACGCCAGCATTTGTTAAAGTAGTGGCCAGGGTTGATCTAAGGGTTGTTATTGCTGCTGGCATTAGCCCACCAGAGACGCTGGACTTGAATACGGCTGGATGAGACCACGCACTCTGTTAATCAGCTGATAACCCATCCGATAGGGGCTCGCACTGATCCCATCCATACCGACCCCACCTGTTTGGCTGACCTGTCTGGATTGCCAGACGTCAACTGCCACTATCATTGCGGCTTCTCTTATGGCTGGGGTTGTCGCGTAAGATTGGGTCTTATGGTCTGGACCTGTGGCTAGTCCGTAAGGTAATACTTTATGGAATACTTGATTAGCTGCTGTTTTGTTGTATTGCACAAATGAGTATCCGTTAGGATAATTAACTTGTCCGTAGTTGTACATAAATACTGGGATAAGGCTAGTAGTACCGCTGGTTGGCGGTATTGTGCCTGTAATTGTGTGGGTACCGTTAAATGTAGCACCGCAACCACTAACCACTATTGATTGGGTCGCTGCAAAGGCATTCGGGTTGGCAAGCATAATAGTTGCCACGTTATCTTGTAGTGCTGTGCCGACTACTGGCGCGGTATTAAACCATAGATATTGATTAATCAGGTCTTCTGAGGTTTGACATACTTCCTCAACAGTTGCATCGGAGTAGAGAGAACCAATTCCAAGGTTTGCCCTTAACTCGGCCATAGTCACATACGCGGCTGCCATCTCTACTCCTCTGCTAATAGCTCTCTGGGGATAGGGCTACTAAACCCCAGAGATTATTTATTTAATCGGTTTTATCAGGTCTTCTTGAACTTCAAGATTCCGTTAGGCATCTTGGCAAGTGTTGCCATGTATCCGTAGATCGCAACCTGTACTTGTAGGTTAGACACTACATTTACGCTCATGAAATTCTGTGCTGAGCGATAAACTGTAAAGGCTTCTGGCGCTAGGATAATTGCTGAATCATCATCGAATGTAGTAGCTGTGAAGTTCTTGTCTACGTATAGATCAAGTCCAAGCACATTACCGCGAATAGATCCTGTTGATACCTGACCAGCCGCATTCATAGGCTGTAAGGCCGTGAATACTGGTCGCTTTGTGGTGTCTTGGGCAGAAATCAATGCGCCCCATTGTGCTGGGTTGGCAATGTAGTTCTGTGCGAAATAACCTGTGTTTGTGTAAATTGTACGTGCGCCTTCTGCGGCGAATGCAACAATTCCATCAAGGTCAGCGGTTGTGTTTGTTCCGTTAGCAGATGCTTGGATCAAAGCAGCCAATACTGTCTGATCTAAACGCTTCAAATATGCATACTCAAGTTGCTTTGTAAGCTCGGCATAAAAGTTTGGATCTGATCTCTCGAGCAGTTCCACACTCAGTGTATTCATGCCAGCATACTTAGATACAGTTGCTGACAAATATTGAGTTTCCATGCCTGTATTTGCTACTGCGCCAGCCTCGGCTTCTACAGTAACTTCTGGTGCTACACCTGAACCGCCACCAACGCTAGTAACAAGTGATGGCACATTTATTGTCATGCCTGTCGTTGGAAGTGTTCCTTGTGAACATGCATCAATTGCTGGGGTTCCAAATCGAGTATTAGTTACGAACTCGCTTAGATATTGAGTTGGGCTAAATGCTGGGTTGGTAGCAAATGAGTCATCGGCAGCTGTTACGTATAGCTTTGAGTCTTCATTACCTAGAGCGGCTTTAATCTTATGCTCTGTGTATGCAGCCATTGATGTAATAGGCGTGCGGATAGTTGTTTGAATAAGTGGTGCTGTAATAATTGGGCGTGCGGCTTCTACTGTAGGAGTAGCAGCCTCTGCCTTTGCTTCTTGTGGCTGTGTTGCGTTGTCTTCCACAGGAGCCTCGCTTTCTGTTGTTTTGGTTTCTGTCTCTGCTTCGTTTTCACTAGCAGCAACTTTAGTTACTTGCGCAGCCGTAAATGCTGGTGATTCGACCAGGCTTACTTCGCGGAGCGTGGCGCTTGTTACGTATAAATACTCTTTTTTCTGCACGGACTTGTTTACGTCTACACCTACAGAAAGGCCGTCAATTAACTGCTCTCCTGCAAGGATTAGTGCGTCTTGGCCTTGCATGCTGGCGCTTATTTTAAAGGAAGCGTAAATGCCGTCTTCGGCTTTGTTAAAGTTTTGCATGCGGCCTATTGGCTTTTCTGGCATGTGCTGCATAAGCATTTTTACTTTGCCAGGATCGCCAATCTCTATGGAGTTCTTAGCAAATACCACTTTACCGACTGAAGTGTTGCCCACTTCTTCGTACGGCACAATCTTGCCAGCAATTATTCTGCGCTCGCTGTCTGCGCTTTCTATTTGACTAGCGAATGTAAGTTTCATCGTTACTCTCACTTCCTTCTGGGGTCATATCTTCCATTTCTTTAGCTGTGTCTAGGTCAATTAGTCCCAGGGTTAGCATCTTCTCTATTGCTTCTAGTCTCTTCATTGTGTCTGCGCGTAAGAAGGACTCCTCGATTGCGAATTTTACGACGTGTCCTCTTGGCGTTATGTCATCCATGCTAAGTCTGTCCTCAATCGCACAAATAAACGGTTGTAGAGAGTAAGCAACGAATTCTTTACGTCCGTCAATGATGTTCTGATACGTCATACTGTTATTCATGTCCGCGCTGATCATGTAGGCAGGTACATTCATGGCTCTGCTGATTTGAGTGCAAAGATTCTGTTGGGCCTCGTTGTACATCATGTCTTTAGGACTGAATCCTGTAGTTTCATAAGATAATGTGCTAGTGAGATACGCAGTACTTCTATTTAGTCGGCTTTGCTTCCATTGCGCTAGTAATCCAGATACTTGTTGTTCAGGAAGGTCCGCACCTGTGTTCTTAATATAGCCAGACGGCATTGGAGTTTGTGCAGATACGGCTGCGGCCTTTTCGATATCTAGTGCGCTCTGTATAGTGCGAGCAGCAGTTTGTAATACACCTTGTGTAAGGCCCTGGAATGTGACAAGTGAGCCAATACCAGACATAGGTGACTCAACACCATCTACATAATAGTTACTGACCTCGGTGCCGAATTTATTAGTTGTAAATGTAACTCTATTGTTAGCAATCCATTCAAATCTTGATGGTCTAAAGTCATCTGCATACAATTCCGTGACACGCCAGTACGCGATTCCGTAGAAGAGCAAACTATCGACGGTCCATGAGATAGTGACGGATCTTGGCTGCCGATAGTCTGGCTGTTCTAGCCATACGGGAGACGCTAGCTCTTCGCCTGTAGATTTCTTATACAACTCTAAAGGCAGGTATGAGATTACCCCAGCTATTAAGTTTCTGCAACGGCTAACCGCAGGTACTTGCATGGCGAAGTTGCGATCTAATCCGCCAGGAAAATTACCGACGCCTGTAGTAAATGAACCGTAGCCATAAGCTGTGTCCATGATGGCAGGGGCGTATTGCGCTTGGACAGATTCAGTTTTTTTGTTTATACCCAAAGCAGACAATAGACCCATATGTACATGTTATACCATAAAACGGACTAATGGTGCAAGTTAGACAATAATCTGGGCGGTTCTTTGTGGTTTAGTTAATTCAGACGCCACCATGGCCAAACTGATTGCGGCCGTGACATCGCCAGCGGATTTTCTACGAATTATCCTCCATCCCGCGTCATTTGTTTTAGCTGCGCAGTTGTTTAGATGCTGTACTAAATCTGCCTGCCCTGAATGCACCAAACGCTGATTCGCCAAAGCATCGGACAGATCACTGCACGCCTGGTAGAAGGCCTGGCCCGATACATCTTGCATACGCCAACCGCTCTGCTCTAATTTAGAGGCTAAGGTTTGTGTAGCGTACTTGTCATAGCAGATAATAGTCGGATGATACTTTCTGGCCCATTCATTTATATCACTAGCCATCCTAGTTTCATCAACAGCTACTTCGCTCGACCATAACTGCATTAAGCCAACTGCTATCTTGCCGTCTTTCATTTGGCCAGCAACTAAAGCGCCCGATCTCCTAGTAGGAGCAATATCAAACGCCATGATTGTTTGTGGTCCGACAGGTAGTTCTAGATTGCTATCACTACAGGACTCAATAGAACCATAAACCCAGGGGCTGACCGCGCTATCTACCCACTGGCAAAGCATCTCGGTTCGTGTGGCTTCCACGCTATTAGTATTAACCGACTCTTCTAGCGTTTGCTCGGTTATTAAATGTCCAAGCGCTGGGTTGGCCATAGTCCAGGCTTTGCGGTCATGTATTTTACAATGCTGTGGTGCGCTGTACTCGTAATAGCCTAGATTAGTTGGAGGGTAGGACATACAGCGTTCTTTTAGATCGTTTAGTACTTCGCTAAACCCATCGCCTGCATTACTTGTCATTAGGGTCATAGCATTTGGCCTAGCTCGCGTAACAGGAAGCGCTGCGGTGAACGCCTCTTGCGACCACTCTCTTAACTCGTCGAGATAAAGGAAGTCTGCGGTCTTTCCACGAGGTGCGTCTCTCGTAGCTGCTGCAATTTCATACCTGGCGCCGTTTAATAACGCAATAGACTCCTGGCCGTTTGCTAATCTGATCTGGCGTACTTGTTTAGATAGGAACTCGTTATCTTCTATCGTATAAGCCACTTGCCTAAAGGTATCTAAGGCCATATTACGGTTAGAGGACATGCCTAGTACGTTCTTGCTGCCCCACAGGAAGAGATGGCTCAATATAAGCATACGAGCCAGATGAGTCTTACCATTCTGTCTGGCAACCAGTACCAGGGCGGACTTCTTTAGGAATGTACCGCTTGCATCTACCGATAAAAGGTCATCGAGTACCCAGCGCTGCCAAGGGATAAGCGGAAGGTTGATCTTCTCGGCTAAATCCGCAACCTCCTGCGCCTTGCTAGCTGTTTTTAATAAAGGCGTGTGGATTCTAGGCTGCGTACTGCCTATTAGTTCTAGCCCCCTCTTGATGGGGATAACTTCTGCATCTTTACTCGTCACTTTGTAGCCCTTCTGGTCGGATAAACGGTGAATCTGGCACTGAACTTATAGTACTAGGGAGAGATGCCCCTTG